GCTATCTTCAGGGTATAAAGAGAGGTACACTTCAGGTAGGTGAGGATTTTGTGTTTAAAAGTCTTTGTGACCATATAGTTGCAATGACTACGCCGCCTAGCAATCCAGTAGAATTTCTTCTGGATTTTGTTCCCCTTTCAGATAAATTATTCTTTAAGAAATCTATCTTGAAGAGAAAGGGTAAGGTAACTACTCTAACTAAAAATGTTAGGGCTATTGACCGAACGCTAGTTGAGATCTCTCGAGCTGCTTCCTTTATTCATCAAAGGAAGGCTGGAGGGGGTCGTCGAGAGATTCGCCAGATTTTATTATCTGAGCAGGGTCTCTTTGAACCCCAAGTTTGGTCTCTTGAAACACTTAATCATAAAGGAAAGGAGGATGATATGTTATTTCTATTTCCTACCGATAATCTGGATCTTCATATTATGAAAGAAACCAGACCCGGTATTATTAAGGAAGTAAAAATGGTTGTCCCTGTTGTTAACCGCAAGTCAATTGAATCCCATGTGAATGAGGAAATTCAAAGTGATGAACCTGCGAAGGTAGCTGTTGGAGCTATCCTTGAACCTATTAAGGTTCGATTAATAACAGTTGGTAGTTCATGGTTAACATACTTGTGTAAAGCTGTTCAACGTGATTTGTGGACTACAAACTCCTATTTCCCTCAATTTGTCCTCACCACTAGGCCTTTGAGTGTGATTGATTTTCATTCTTTGGTAAATCTCGAAAAGAGTTTCCATTTTAGTTTGAATGGTGAATGTGATGGTACAGAATACTCTTTGAGTCTCTCTGATACTTTTAATTATACATCATCATTCTGGAACTCAGGTGATTATAAGGCTGCAACGGATAATTTGGACATACGTCTTACAAAGTTAATCCTTGAATCTTATTTCCCTTGGCGAGACCTATCGGAGCTTGAAATATTGGCGTGTCGTCGTATATTGTATGAACAAGAACTTGTTTACCGTTCTGATTCTGATACGGAGAATGCTCTCTTTGAATTTATGGAGAGTAAGGGAATTGAA